GGAGGCGGGCGTCGCCCCGACCCGGCGCCCCCGCCGCGGCGCGGGGGGGCCGGATTCGTGGGACAAGCTGACAATGGCCTGCAGGACTTCCGACGCCGAGGCGCGAGCCCTGTCGGTGATGACCACCGCGGGCTGCTCCATGACGAGGGCGTCTGAAGCGCGGGCCTGCTCTACGGCGAGAACCGAGGAGCTGAAGAGGAAGGTGTCACGCACCCGAGCGCGCGATCCGGCCGTGACGATGCTGGCGACGGAGTGGTTTGCCGACGCCGCTATCCGCGCCATCGACACGATGACGGGACTGTCCGACACTGCAGCCTCGTCGCTCACGCGAGCACGATCGGAGGCATCCAGGACATAGCCCAGGATAACACGGTCGCCGAGCGTCGTCACGTCGACGGCCTGGGCCTCGTTGATCACGAAGGCCATACTGATGATCCGGGCGGAGTTCTCCTGCACGGTGCATTGCTCGCTCATTCGATGACTCCGATGTAGGTGGGGATGCGGGCGCGCTGCGGGACGGCGAAGGGCGTGGCGCCCTCAGACCTGCCCTCCAGGAAGCCCATGCTGTAGGTGACGCGGTGGCCAAGCGTGGAGTATGCCCACTGCATGCCCTGGATGGTACCCAGCTCGCTGGGGGATGGCACCATGGCGTAGGTCATGTCGTTCCACCCGATGGGCATGGACTGGACGCCGCGGACGGTGTCGAGCACGACGCTGACCGTGCCCTTGAAGTCGGTACCGCTGTCGGTCGTGCGCTGGTACTGCTCGACGCGGACGCGGTTGCCCTGCTGGTTGTAGCGGTCAACGCTCGCACACATGCCCGGCAGCGGCCCGCCCTCGGCGTAGCGGCTGCAGTCGTGCTCGCTGTAGTTGTCGACGAGCTCGACGATGCGGCTGTCCGAGTGCTTGCCGCCGCACGTCATGATGGGGCCAGGTCGATCCGGGTCCCAGCGGGGCCACTGCCGCCACGTGATGCCGTACTTGGGCGACAGCACATTGGTCGCCGACGAGGACTCGGAGGTGCGCTTACCCGCCTGCCACCAGTGACCTTGGTAGAAGCAGTAGCCGTTGCGCACGCCGTCGGGCACGATGAGCTGACTGCCTCGCGTCTCGAAGCCGCCGCTCGTCTCCTTGGTGACGCGCTGGAAGACCTTGGCGACGCTGATCGAGCCCCATGCGGGCTGCACCGGGTTGTGGCCGTGGCTCGGAGGATCCCAGCCGACAGGCTTGGCCGTCATGGTGCCCTCGACGAAGGACTCCTTGGCGACCTCGCGGAAGTCCAGGTCGTTGGTGTGAACCATGGGCGGCAGGCCGGTGCTGCCGGTGTAGCGCGCCCACGACCACGTGCCGGAGAGGAAGCACTCCTCGCCCTCGCGCTCGTCGAAGCCCTCGGTCGTGGTCTTGCTGCGCTGGTCGTTGAAGAACCAGCCGATCTTGATGTCGTCGTTGATGAACGCAGCGAACACCGGCGCGTTCATGCGCATCAGCGGCAGCGTGCCCATACGCTGGGGGAGAGCGATGTGCGTCATCAGCCCGTCGAGCGCCGGCTCATGGTACTTCACCGGAATGCCGCGCTTGTGACTGAAGAGCCGCCCCTCGTACATCATGCGGATCGTCGCGCTGCCATGGGCGATGGGCTCGCCGGGCTGGCGCTCGCGCCGCAGGCTGCCGATGCGGATGCGGATCTGCCAGCACTGGCTGCGCTGGTACGGGTGGTCATCGTCGTAGCGGTAGCCCACGTTGACCGCCATGTTGCCCCGGCTGTTGAAGCTCCAGCCGCAGTTCGAGCTGAAGCCGCTGAGCGCGTAGAAGGGCGCCACCTGCTCGGGCGTGAGCAGCTGCAGGGCTGTGCCCTCGCCCACCCGCTTGTCGATCTCCGCCTTGCTGGGCATGGGCTCGCCAGAGGGCACGCCACCCAGCTCCTCGACGATCCTGGCCACGGCCTGGTACTGGCTGTTGCGATACCGCTCAGCGTAGCCGTCAGCGGTGGTGCCACGCACCATCGGCAGGGGGATGGCGCACAGACCTTTGCCTGAGCTGATCTCGAGGAGCCAGCGCGTGCCGTCGCCCGCCGTGTAGACGCCATGCGTGCGGTTGAACTTGTAGTCGTAGAGGATCTGGACGCCCTTGGCGGCGACCTTCTTCATGTAGTCGGAGGGCTTCTCCAGCTCGGCGTCCGACTGCGCGAAGGTGGCCGGGTCCACCCGGCCGAAGCCCAGCAGCGCCTGCACCACCTTGCCCATGGCACCGGAGTAGAGGCTCGAGCGCGCCCGCTGATACTGGGTCAGCACGATGCGCGACGGGGGCTTGGGCTTCCACTCCTCGAACCCATCCGGCACCTCGACGGCCAGACGCTCGCTCTGCTGCAGGCCGGGGCGCATCTGCACGTGCTCGGCGTACCGGTGCGTCGGTGACCACTCCACGAGGTACTTGCGCTCCTTGCGCTCGCCGTTGGCGTCGGTGTACTCCTCCGACAGCAGGCGCCCGTCCCAGACGGCGCCCGACATGATGTCCAGCTCGGGTTCGCCCTCGCCCGTCGTGGGCTTGTAGGGCGGCGGGGCTTCAGGTGTGCCGGCGCTGATGATCACGCCCTGCGTGCTGCCAGCCACGACCGCGTACAGGAAGTCGTCCGGGGTCGGGTTGGCGTGCGCGGAGAACGTCGGCACACCTGAAGTCTCGCAGAAGGCCCTTACACGAGAAAGGAGCTGCAGCGCTTGAGGCAGCAGCTCCTGTGCTCGGGTCACGTCCCCGTCCAGCCGGACGGAGACGTTTGACGCGGGGGAGTGGCTCACGCCGTCACCAGCTGCACCCGGTAGCCCATGCTCAGCACGTCACCGTTGTAGAGCGTGCGCGGCTGGTTGAACTTGGTGGCCGACATGATCTTGCCCGTCACCGCGCCCTTGGTGGGCTCGCTCACCATGGCCACGCCGTGGATCGTCACGGTGCTCTGGGTGGCGAAGGTGAAGGTGGCCTTGTCCTGCAGGTTGTCGATCGACACGCCCGTCACCGCGCCCGGCTTCCACTGGGGCCGCGTGCTCTCGGTGTAGCCCTCGGTGTTCGACACCAGCTCGCCGGCAGCAGCCACGAAGTTGGCCGCGGTCAGCGTGGCCGTCGGGGTGTAGTTGCTGGTGTAGGGGGCCAGGTACCACTTGGTGATGGCGGTGCCGCCAGCCAGGCCGGTCAGCAGCAGGTAGGCCATGCCCTCGTCGGGCAGCAGGTTGTGGTCCACCACCTCGTCTTCACCGTTGACGCTGTGGAAGTAGGTGCCCTGCAGGAAGGCCTTGGCCTTGGGGAAATACAGGCCGGAGCCCGTCTTCTCGAACTTGTTGGATTCGACGGCACGGACGAACTCGCGTGCGTACTTTGCCAGTTCAGGCATGATCACCTCACGGAAGGAGTTGAGAGTCCTCGGCGGACCCTACCGCCGAAAGCCCTGATTTTACAAGAGAAACGACCTGCTTGACACCGTCGCGCATGACGAACGAGCTGCGCCCTGCACCGCGCGCGACGCGCAGGCGGTCGGCCTGCAGCGGCACCACGTCGCCACCAGCCTTGCCCGCCCGGTAGCCCTCGGCCGTCAGCCACACCACCACCGGGGTGTTGCTCTCCACGACCTGCATGCTGAACGCCGAGGCCTCCACCAGCACCCCACTGCGCTCCATGGCCACCGCGCTGTTGACAAGCCGCGGCTGCAGCTGCCCAGCGTCGCGTCCGGACATGAACCACACACCCCGCTGGTCGCCCACGTAGACCCCGTCATTCACCGCCATGAGCAGCGTGATGCGCCCTGTCATCTCGATGTAGCCGTGGGCCAGCGAGTTCAGGTGCGGACGCATGGCCTCGGAGAACCAGAGCGTGGAGCCGTCGGCCACGTAGAGACGACCGGCATGACCTGCCACCAGCTGCCCGCCCGGCATGGGGCGCAGCTGCCTCGTGCCAAGCTCGCCACCCTTGGCGCACTCGGCCACGGTGTAGATGGGGAGCCCCGCCGGCGCCTCGATGGCCCGGTGCAGGATCTCGCCGTTGGCGTCGGTGACGTAGACGCGCACGGTCGGCATGTCAGTCACGACGCCTTCGACACTGATGCCGCCCTGCGTGACCTCGATGAACTCGACAGGGCTGGCGGCACTCTCTTCGCCCCGGTCATCCACGGCAGTGACGCTCACCCCGTACCGGCCCGTCGGCAGGGCGCCCTGCGATTCTCTAAGCACTTCGTACCAGGTACTGGGTACTCCGACTGCGCGCCCGTTCGCGCGGTCCGTCGGCAGCCAGCCGAGGCCCCGCCGGGGCGCCCCGTAGGGGGCACCGGTGTACTCGCAGTAGGTGATCGGCTCGGGGGTAGGAAGTGTGGCGATGGGGAAGAGCTGGCGCCCGGCGCCGATCACGCAGACCGCGTTGCCCCGGCAGACGAAGACGATGCCCGTCACCGGGTTGCGCCAGAGCGAGTGGTAGTCGCCCGGCTCGAGCAGGCGGAAACCCGAGCGGCGCTTGAACGCCCCATCGGGGGCGATGTCCACGTTGTCGGCGCGCCGCACGGTACCCGCCTTCATGCGGGTCTCGTGGGTCACGTTGTCGATGCCGAGCTTCGGCAGAGGGAAGGGTGTCGTTCGGCTCATCGCTGGATGACGCGCGGGGCGCCGATGTACTGAGGTGAGGGGAGCGTGACCGCCGGCAGCACCAGCAGGTCGCAGTTGAACGGGTTGCTGACCACGTGGCTGTCGGAGGCGAAGGCGCCGATGCCGGTGGGCTGCAGGTGCAGGGCGACGGCCGGACGGCCGATGTGCTGCGTGAGCGCGCCAGCGGGGCGCACGCGCCGGGCCAGTGTAGCAGACGGCTCGGAGGTGGGCGGGATACCGATGGCCTGCGCCGTGCCGGGGATGACCTGGCGCACGTCGCCGAAGAGGGTGTCGCCAAAGCCCTGGGCGGCCAGGTAGATGCGGCCACGGACGGTGGGTGGAGGTGGTGGCATGCTGCCGATGCCGTAGGTACGGATGCCGCGGTCGATCGGATCCACCGACGGGAAGCCGAAGGCGCTGCTCTCTTGCCCCCAGGGGCGCAGGGCGTCCGCCGGGGGATCGAGGCGCGTCACCTGCATCGGGCGAACGAAGTCCTCGAAGTTCTCGTCCTCGAGCGAGCAGCTGATCCACCCCTCGGGTTGCAGGTAGCGGATCCAGTTCTGGACGATGTGGCCACCGATGGCAGCCGAGTCGAAGCCGCCGAAGTCGTGGAAGGCGCGCGGCCGGCCGAGGGTCGGTGTGCCGAAGGGGTTGAGCGAGCCGGGGAGTTGTGGGTTACCGGTGTGGCTGATGCCGACCGGGTAGATCGTGCGGTTCTGGTTCTCGACCCTGTGGCCGCCCACGCCGAGGCTGTCGAAGCCTTCCGGTGCGGCGCCGGGCTGCACCGGGGCTTCATGCTGCCAGACCTGGTGCTCGCCGAAGACCTGCTCGTTGGCGATGCCGTCGTGGTAACCCCACTTCTCCAGTTCGATGTAGCGGATGCCGCCGCCGACTGTGGGGAAGCCCTCGCGCCATGAGAAGAAGCCCTTCGGGGTGATCCCGCGCGCGGCGTTCTCGATGAAGTGACGGCCGAAGTAGTGCTTGTTGCCGACGCGCCCGAAGTCGTGGTGGGCGGGGTCTTCCGGAGTACCGGCGCCAGCCAGGATGCGGCGGTGGCGGTGGGCCACGTCGGCAAGACCGAACCAGGGGAAGGAGGACTGACTGTCCCAGCCGCGGCCAGGCGGGTCGTCGGCCCAACGCTCGGGGGTGCCGCGGCCGACCGGAGAACCCCTGTCCTCTGGTTCAGTCTCGAACGGCCAGGCGTCGCCGGTGGGGGCCCAGATGTAGAAGGGGGACAGGCGAGGCTTACCGAAGGGGGTTTTCTCGCGGGTGACCGGGCGAGGGAAGATCGTGCGCGTGCGGGTGAGCGACGGCACCCCGAAGGTGGAGTCCTCGGTGATGGTCTTCGGGAAGAGCTGGTTGGCAGTGACGCGGTGCCGACCGAAGCTCGGGGGGTCAATCGGCTCCGGGTGGAGGTACTGCGTGGGCAGCAGGGGGTGGCCCATGAGCAGGCTGTCCCAGCCGAAGCCGACCTGCTCGTACCCGCCGTCGGGCTTGCGCCTGAACAGGGCGGTGTGCGGCAGGTGGGGGCCCACCGGGGCG